CACAGGGTATCTTTCTACTGATCTTGGTCAGATCAGGTTTCCTATCTTTTGCGCACACGACCTTGTGTGACTCATGCTTAGCTAGCCTCTGAGTATATTCATTGTTTTCAGGAACTCCTGAAAGGTAATGACTATGAAAAGATTGGAATTTGGCTCGTCGGGGTTGCTCCCCGACTTCCCAAACGTGTCGTAGGTGATTCCTACGAGAAGATTGACTCCTTCTATGACATGTTAATTTGACGGAGGCGAGGGACATCCTCGTAAGAGTATGTACCCGATTACGCCTGGTATTAGTGAAAACCTGAACTGGAAGGGCACCCTGCCCGGATGGTCAGCGCGGAACAATATCATATTCCACCGCTCACGCAGTGGTTATCGTCAAGAGAAGCCTTACAACCTTCCTCTCGAGTATGATGCAATGCAATACCTCGTTCCGGAACCCAGTTATTCTGGTGTCCAGGAAGCTTGGAACACATCCTCTACTCAATCGGTCTATTGCAAGAGTGCGCAACAAGATACCTCTGAACTAGAGCAGCGAGCAATCGCTGCCGCACGTAAGAGATTTCAAGCGGAACTCGGAGATAGTGCTTCGGTCTTGATGACATTGTCGACTGCAAAACAGTCGATGGTCATGATCGAGAGGCGGCTTAGCCAGCTGCTTCGATTCACGAACGCGCTTAGGCGGTTCAAGTTCTCAGATGCCGCAAGGCATTTGATAGATCCTTCTGATACCCTCCGTTGGAAACGATGGAAGAGATTGGAAGCTTCGAATAAGCTTCGACGCCAAAGCAGGTATATGGGGAGTAATTTCCTCGAATACTCGTTCGGTTGGAGACCCCTTATCGGGGACATGTATACTGCTGCTGATGTACTCCAGCGTCCCATAAGGACGTTTGAAGTAGTGGGCCGCGGGCGGGATTCAATATCCTACCATGGCGACTCACCTGAATCTTACTATTACTGGAAGAGTCAGCATACCGCCACCGTGAGGTGCCGTTATTCAGCAGAGGTTTATGTAGACAACCCTAACTTGTGGTTGGCTAATAGACTGGGTCTCATCAACCCAGCCGCGGCAATCTTTGACCGCGTTCCGTGGAGTTTCGTTGCTGATTGGTTTGTCAACTTCAGCGACTACATGGGACAATTCGGAGCAACCGCGGGGTTAACTATCCTACACCCGCACTACTCTGTGAAGACAGAAGTAGCGACTTCCTGGCAAGAGTTCGTTTACCACCCACCAGCTGGCAAGCACGTCTTCAATGAAGGCGGCTCGAACAACTTTAGGGCGTTCAGACGACGTCTAGGCAACTTGCCTGCGACACAACTCAAATTCAGGAAGCCTTGGATTATATCACCCATGAGAGGCGCTAACATGATATCCCTGTTGATTCAGCGGATACCTAAGCGTTGATTGTGGTTTCTTACCTTTAATAGGAGTTAGTTATGGCTACATTTGCCAACATCACTGTCAAGAAATCTGATGGTACCACCGATATCGTATGGACGGGCGTGAGCCCCTCTAACGGTAACGGATCGCCTGCGATCTGGAAGTCCCAGACGGTAGGTTCGGCCTCGGCTCACCAGCCTGAGTTCCGCCTCTCGTCAAAAGACAACAGCGATGCAACGAAGCGTCTGCTTCGTAGCACGTTTGCTTATCCTCAGATCGCGACGGATTCCACTACGTCTTTGACCATGGTGGTCAATACTGCACGTTTCGACATCAACTGGCAAGTCCCTCGGGACATGCCGTCTGTCGACGTCGCAGAAGCCGTAGATCAGTTCGCGAATCTTTTGAAGTCTGCTCTGGTTATCCAGGCAGTCAAAGAAGGATTCTCCCCTATTTAACCATGGGGTAACTGCAGCACCTTTGCTGTAGTAAACGAACTTATTGGAAACATCATGACACCACAGGTACTTGATATAGCCCTCACCCTTATGGAAGGGCTGGCATGTCCCCGTAGCGTGACAGTAGCGATATTGTTGCGTAATGGGGAGTTTCAGCAGGTAGCGGAACTCCGCGCTGTTGAAGTGGATTACATTGATTCCGAATCATTTTGGGCCGCTAACGTGGCCTCTGATTTTCTCCGGAAGAATCGGGATTTACCGATTGAACTCGACTTGGAAGCTAAGGCTCGCGCCTCCTTCTATAGATCCGAGCACCAATGTTACACCTCTAACCAACGACTCGAACGTCTCTCCTGGGGATCCGACTCTGGATTCCCGCAGGAGGTGCACCTCGTTTTCGAGACTGCACGAAAAATGATGCTCGAGTGGTTGGGTCCACGTCCCCCGGATCTGATCCGGGGTGTATTTGGGCCTGGTGCCACTATGTCAGATGATGCCAAGCACGCTAGCGTGCCTGATAAAATATCATCTATTCCCAGCTATACGTCCAATGCAATTTACCATTTGTTCCCTTGGACGGGAACACACTGGGCAACTGCTCAGATGGCATTGGGGAACTCACCTCAGAAGATACGCGGTGGCGCGTACTTCACCGTTCCGAAAACCGCACTCGACCTTCGTGGGTGCGAAAAGGGTCCGTCCATCAATGGTTTCTACCAGAGAGGGATTGGGATCGTCATGGCCAAGCGACTTGCGTCAATTGGTTTTGACCTTCGGAATGGGCAAATCGTCCACGGGCAGGTCGCCCGGGAGGCCTCAATAACCTCCAGATTTGCAACTATAGATCTGAGTTCAGCCAGCGATACCGTTTGCAAATACCTCGTAAAGTATTTGCTCCCTGAGAAGTGGTTCGATTTATTGAATTCACTTCGCACCCCAATGACTTATATTGATAAGCGGTGGGTGTATCTCGAGAAGTTCTCGAGTATGGGTAACGGCTTCACATTCGAACTCGAAACTTTGGTCTTTGCGGCGCTCTGCGCCGCGGTCTACTCCCTTCGGGGGGAACAGCCTGATCCTGGTTCCGATCTATTCGTCTATGGTGATGACATCATCGTCAAAAGCGAATATTGTGAAGATATCCTTTCGGTATTGAAGTTTGCGGGTTTTACGCCTAATAAGCGGAAGACTCACGTAGACGGAAACTACCGGGAGAGTTGTGGTTCGGATTACTTCAACGGG